CTTTTAACAACCCTTCAACGTCCATTCTAAGCTACCTCACAGCCATTCTAAGAGCACTTCTCTACCTGGTTGATAGTCTAGCATCACTGAGTGAAAGATAATGCGTTAGAGACGCGATTTGGATGTTGGGTGGTTTAGTTAACCACTCTTACAAATTCTACCATTTTCGGTTTCGTTACTTTTTCACCATTCTACACACCTCTCCTATTAGTAGTGTTAAATTACTTTTAGAAAGGCAACCTCTCTATGTTGATGCAGGGGCTAGTAATCATATCACTCGACAGATATGCACCTATTATGGTCTCCCTCCCTTGGCTTACCCACTCACCAACTTATCAACTAAGTTTCCTTAATAACTCTTCCTGGATTTCTCTCGCTATATGGAAGCATAAGTGGAATTATACTTATATAACGTAAAAGGTCTAAAAGTGTTCCGAGTCTTGTTTTAGTTTGTTTTTATACACATCTAAAATAGAATTTTTATGTAAACTTGTAAGAGGTTTAAATCCACTATTCTCAACCCTATATTTTTCTACTTCATCTATTCCTCTCCATCGTTCAGATGCCCAAGTGTATCTTGGATTTTTAGCAACCCCAAACTTTAAAAGACCATCATAATCTACACCGCACCAGTTAATATAATCTGGTTTATCTTTAAATAATTCTTTTGTTAATTCCATTTTTAGTTTGTTTGAATTAATATAATTATTCCATAAGTAACAATACAACCTAAAATAAATCCAAGTATAGCTAAGAAAGCCCCATAATGTTGTGTCTGTTTTTTAGTCCAATTCATTGGTTCCTCTACTTTGCTCATTTGCTTTGTTTTAATTATTAATCCTGGAAGTATCTTCCAAGCACCCAATTAAGGTGACTTATTACTACCTTATATGTTCCCACTGGTTTATCCTTTGCATACTGTTGAGTATCTACAATCTCTTGTAGCTCATCTATACGTTGCAGTATCTCTTCTTTAGTTCTCATCAAGTACCCATTTAAGTTCGCTTATCATTATCCTTATCTCTTCTTTATTGACTTCAAAGAGGCATTGTTTAAAGTGTTCTTCCAGGAAGATTATCTTATCCTCTACCTCCTTCTTAGTCCTCATCTGTTTTAGCTATTAGGATGCCTACAGCGATACCTATAAGGTATACCATAGCTACAGTTATTAATATCTCAAAGTTTGTCATCCTTGCTTATTATTTTATATATAAAGACTACGATTATGAACATATATAAGCAACTTACACTTATAACCATTATATCTTTGCCAGTCATACCTTATCTTTAGGAAATCCTTTAAGTTCTCTTATCCATTCTTTAAGCATCTGACTTTCATCTATCAGCTTATCACATCTTTCTTTACTATACTCTAGGCTTGATATGTTCTCACCTAAGTCTTGTAAGGCTATCCTCATCCTCTTTTGGAGGAACGCTATCCTTTCTTTCATACTTTTAATTTACTTTCATTTAATAGTCTTAATAATAACAACCTACTATCGTGGAACACTTCCAAGTCTACCAGGATGTCATCAGCTAGTTCATAACTATCTGTATCACCTTTCTGTAGGTCTCCTAATATATCACCTAACAATACCTCAACCACTTCTATCCTATCATCATAGTCACTTATTATTAAGTTTAGGGTACTTAACTCGGTAATTGAGATATTCATATTCTATTCTTTAGGTGGTTAAATCATCCTCATAATAATTACCTTGTATTAAATCCCTTGCTTTCATGCTTTTTTCTTCTGGTTTCATTGGTCTTGTTTTAGTTTGTTAACCCATGCTTGTAGATACTCCATTTTACCCCCAACGGAATTATGAAAATCCTCTCGTTTGACTGCTTCATCGGTTCTTTTAATCCTGTCTTTATTCTCTTGGTCTGCGTAGGCTTGCAACATTTCATCAATAGCAAAAGGGGTTAAAGTGTTCACTTGATTATATTGAAGTCCTAAATATTTTTTTCTAAATTCCTCTGCTTTGCTCACTGTTCCTCGTTTAAGTCTATAAAATCACAGTGTTCCTTGCAATCTGGACAGATTCCATAATCCTCATATCTAATATCCGATGCTCCGCAGCAACTACTTACTAATTCACTCATGGTTTCTTTTCTTTAATTCGTTATGTATTTTACCAGCCCATTCGTATTCTTCCCTTTCAATAGCTAGTTTTAATTGTCGTTCCAGGAGTCCTGTACTGAAATCCTCTACGTTATAATTCTTTGGCACACTCATACTCTTCAATAAGTTTATTATAAGACTCTATTGTTTTTAGTATCCTACTAGCTTCTAATAGTTCTGCTGGCTCTGTGATAAGCACTAAGGACTTCTGCATCCTATCCCTAGAATCTTTAAATATCAGGTACTCTTTTTCTGTTATCATTACCTTATTTTTAGTTCCTCTCCTGTCAATGCGTGGTATAGGTTCTGTAATTGGTGGACGTACATTTTGGTGAATGTAACTTTATCATTATATCCCTTGATTGTAATCCACCAAGAAGGTTCTTTTATTAATGTACCAGAAAATCCATTCATCATTATTTCTAGGGTATATTCTTTTAATCTAATCTTAAATAAACCGCTCGTCATTAAATCTTTTAACGCTCCCAACTTCAACAACCATTCCTCTGTTAATGGGATTGGACTAAGCATACTAGCATCTTTATCAACAGATACAAGTCTTATCTCTTTGTTGTAAGGGTCTTTTACATAATTCCCTATCCTTAGTTCACTTGCTTTCATATTAAAAGAATCTATGTTTTTTATTCTTGCTGAATACCAGCTTTAATTTAATCCCCATTGACAGAATATGTAGATTATCCCTATATCTATATAACGCCATAATCTTATGCCCTTGTATATTGAATAATATATTACCACCTAATGATAATTCTGTACCATCTTTTATATTAACATAACTCCTTTGGTTGTTATATCCAAAACCTATTATCGGTGATATAGCTATACTTTCATTTCCTATTAACCTACCTAATTCTAAATCATAACTATCATAGCTGTCACCTCCTAAAGTGTATGCATTAAACATAGTGGATAGGGTTGTTTTGCCTAGATGTTGCGTTAAACCAGCTCCTATAGCTCCACCACCATCTATATCAGTGATAGAACCACCTCTTACCTCTGCGAATGTCTGTCCTTGACAGTTACCTGATATAAATATAAGGACTGCAAACATAAATATAACCCATAAAATAGGATTATAGTTAGGTAACTCATGTTTGCTTGATGTATTGGGTCTCTTATTTTTCATGGCTTTATTATTTTATATTCTTCATAATCCAAATAGGCTTTTTCACAGTAGTAATCATTAAACATAGATAATGTTGGTTCGGCATCGGGTCTGTATTTATGTGTTTTCCTATCATAACACTCAAAATAATATAATTTTTTAATCCTTACTGAATCAATACCGATACTATCCTGTTTGAGTACCATCTTCTCACTTCCTATTGATATATCGCCATAGGCGTGTTCCCAAACCATTTCTTCTGCCCAATACACATCACCATACCTAACTCGAATGGTGTCTTTTGTTTCAATAAAAACCTGTCCGTAGGATATTGTTGTCATTAAACATAATAGTAGTATAGTTTTCATTATTTCCTGTTTAATAATTCATTTAGTTCTTTTTGATATGCGTCCTTGGCTTCAATCTCTGTTCGGAAACTCCCTATATGCTTCTGAGAACCGTCCATATATATTGATGCAAACCACTTATTTTGTTTGGCGTTTAGATGAACTCCTGGAAACTTACTTGAGTATTTTTTCTTTCGCTTACTTACATTTTCTCTATGTGATATAATCCTAAGATTATTTAAATTATTATTTAATGGGTTATTGTCTATATGGTCAATAACTCTAACATACCCGTTTTGGACGTGTTTTAGAAATGCGATAGCTACGAGTACGTGTATTTCACGCTGAATTGGAGAATTGTCTAAGTACAAAGTAACACCAAAATACCCATTACTGTGAACAGTTTGTTTTAGTATCCTTGTTTTATTGTACTTAAGGGATTTAACTCTGCCTAAATTAGACACCTCGTACACACCCTCGTATCCATTTATCTCTTTCCATACTTCTATCATGTTACAAATATATCACTTTACCGTTATATTATTACAGGCAAATAAGTTAAATTAAAGTTAAAAAACAAAAATCATGAAATTTGAACGAAATGCAGAGTATTACGAGCAATTAGACAAAAGAACCAAGGAATACAAGGAATGGGTGGTATGGTATGAGAAGCAATCAGAAGGATTGGGTGATACTGTTGCAAAGATAACCAAAGCAATAGGATTAGATAAGGTAGCTGATAGTGCCGCTAAGTTATTGGGGATGGAGGACTGTGGATGTGAGGACAGAAGAAAAAGACTCAATAAAGAGTTTAGATATTACAAACCCAACTGTTTAGAGGAAGAAGATTTTGTTTTTCTAGTGGAATTTCTTACGGAAAGTAGAACTAGAGTAACACATGTGCAACAAGTCAAGTTATTGGGTATTTATAACTATGCTTTCGATAAGAACATACAACCTACATCATGTGGAGGGTGTTTAAAAAGAGTTGTCAATGAACTTAAACGTCTTGTAAAGGTACATAAGCATGAGTAAGATAAAACTTAACATAGCAGTGCCTAATTCGCTTAGTGATATTACACTTGGACAATACCAACAGTATTTAAAGGTGGTTGATACCAACAAGGACATAGAGGATGTAGAAGATTTCCTTAACCTAAAGGCTTTGGATATATTCTGTGGATTAGCACTAAAAGAGAGCTATAATTTGCCGGTAAAGCATTTTATGTTCGCATTAGAACAGCTTGAATCCTGTTTTGGAGAGGAAACGCCCTTAATAAGAAGGTTTCAGACTAGGGATGACTCAGGAAAACAGCATGAATTTGGTTTTATACCTGATTTAGAGGAAATGTCAGTAGGAGAATACACTGATATAGAGAAATATATCTCTAATTGGCAAGAGATGCATAAGGCTATGGCGGTCTTATTTAGGCCAATAAAGACCAATTTCCCTAAAGAAATGTATGAAATATACGAATATAAGGGAAGTGAAGAGTATGCGATGGCAATGAAAGAGCTTCCTGTGAGTATTGTACTCGGTGCAGTGGTTTTTTTTTACCGTTTAGGGATGAAATTATCAGAAAATATGATGGATTATTCAAAGAAGCAAGCGGAGAAGTTGGGGCAAGAGAGCGAAACTTTGCTAAAAGGTGGGGATGGTACTCTTCTTTCCATGTACTCTGTCAGGGAAACGCTGCTAGAATCAATGAGGTTTCAGAGATTCCACTCCATCAGGCCTTAATGTTCCTTATGTACGAAGCAGAGAAGAATGAATTAGAATTAAACAGTATGAAAGACAATGGTACAGGTATATAATATTTTAGATAGCATAAGAGACCATTTTAGGAATGATGGTATAACAAAAACGGTATCCTATGGTGATTTACCTGAAATAGACAATGATAAGACAACTATTTTCCCATTATCACACATGGATATAGAAAACGCTGTTTTTGATAACAATATCATAACATTCACCATAAATATACTCACATTAGACCAAATTGACCACAATAAGAGTGCTGAAAGTGAAGATGAGTTCTTTGGTAATGATAATTTACACGATGTTTATAATACTCAGTTCGTTGTAATGACAAAACTGATTAATTCATTAAGAAGGGGTGCTTTAAACGATTTGAACATAAAATTAGGAGAAGAACCGACTGTAGAGCCATATGAGGACAGGTTTGAGGGTATGTTAGCTGGATGGTTGGCACAAATAGAGATTCAAGTACCAAATGATATAAGTAAAGGTGGCTGCTAAGATAATATATACACGTACAACCTCTGCAATGAATAAATGGGGTGAAATCTTCGTTGAGAAACTAAAGACCCAAATGAAGATAGATAAAACAGATGCCAGTGGTAAGACCAGAAGAAGTATTAAACAGGAGACAAAGGAAACAACAACCCATATATTATCAGATGGGAAGGGGCCAGCTGCTACACTTGAATTGATAGACAAAGGATTCCGTCCTAAATCACCACCAGCTGGTAAACATTTGGATGGGATAGTACAGTGGATGAAAGACAAAGGGGTTCATCCAAAAAGGAAGGGTAAGTTTGTTAGACGGACTAGAGCATCATACAGAAGAGCAGCTACCGCCATTGCTATAGGGATAAGTAGAAGAGGTGGTATTAGAAGGTTTAGTGGAGGTTCTGGAATACTTGATTTTACATTCAACAGAATAGCCCCTAGTTATGAAGAAAATGTTATGGGTGCTTACGTGGATGATGTGGAAGCCCATTTGAATAAGAACACAAAAAGAGTAGTGAAATGAGTTGTAAACCAACATTTTTATTAAAGCCATCTGCATATAAAGCTAATAATCTATACGCTATACTACCTGATAACGGTGATGGTGATATGAACGTATCTTCTTACATAGGAAATGGCACACGTGTTAATAGTGAGGGATTAATAGAGGCTGTGGCAACGGATACACCAAGATTAGACTATCATAATGGAATTGGTTTATTATTAGAGCCAACTAGGACTAACTTAGTATTCAACAGTGAAGCCCTTAGTGGTGCTAATTGGACACACACCAACACCCAAACAGCAAATGACACCATTTCTCCTGATGGGGATAAGACTGGTAGCAAAATACAGGATAGTTCTAATGCGGATAGTCAATATTCAAGATTCTTAATGAACGCAAGTCAAACTGATGGAACTGTTCTGACTTTCTCTGCATTTGTCAAGTTCGGCAATACGGACAGTATTAGGGTACAGGTTTCTGCATTTACAGTAGCGGATAATTATGAGGTAGATATAAATGATGACCTGACCACAACAGCTGTAAGTGATGACTTTGGTGGAACTGTGACTAAAGTGGAAGATTATGGTGATGGATGGGCTAGGGTTATTACTACATTGACCATATCAGGAACAACACAAGTAAGATACATATTCTACCCATCATACTCAACTAGCGGTGCTAATACAGGACACTGTTGGTTGTGGGGTGCTCAAATAGAGGTTGGTGCTTTTGCAACTAGCTACATACCGACAACTAGCTCTCAATTACAAAGGTTATTTGACTCATTAAACGTAGGTAGTGTAGTGACAAATGGATTAATCAACGAAACGAGTGGTGCTCTGTATGTTGACCTAGAAGTGACTGATGATGACCAGGATGCGGGAACAACTATAGCTAGAATAGGTACTACTAATGGATATGTAGCTGTTTACGGTAAAACAACTGGAAGTGGTTATGGAAGAATATCCCTACAGAATACAGACACAACAACAGTTACTTACACAGCAACGACAACCAAGAGACTAAAGGCTTTATTTAATTTATTTGGCGATAGTACGGAAGTTTGGGTGAATGGAACTAAGGTTATAACAGAAGCATCTGACCTTGAACTAACTGATGAGATTCTATTACTAAGGGGTCAAGGTGGGGCTGCTAAAATAAAGGAAGTGGCAATGTATAAAAGGGTATTGAATGATACTGACTCAAAATCTAGAACACAATGATAAATCTAAGAAGCCCATATTTTGTAATAAAACAAACAGCCAACTTAACACAGGTTGACTTGGATATATCTACATATGTTGGTACACTATCCACAGATGAACCAGCTGCACAGTACAGTCTAACATCAGGTGCTATTACACCAGCCACAGGCAACCCCTATGTAGTTTTTGATATAGCTGACTTGGCAAGGGATTTCATAGAGTCTACATTCGATGGCACATACACCTCAACATGTGTTTGGGTAGCCTATCAGATAACAGAGTACATAAGTGATGTGGCTCAAACACCAGAAGCCGTTGTCCGTATAGAGGGATTTGACGGATATAGGTATTTTGAGGAAGGTGTGCAGAGTAATGATGAAACATATACAGCACCAGACTTATTGCAATCAAACACATTGATATACAAGAGTGATGATGGTGTAGTTAGAGTACCAATATTACAAACCAACATAACTGACGTTTACTTCCTGTATAAAGGTGAAATAGTGGATAGTGAGTCAATTACAGCTACAAGACTAGAAACAACAGATATAATACAGTATGTAAGTAACACAGGAGCTTCCTACGACACTTTTAAGGCAAGGGTGGAGGCTGTAAGTGCCACCTTTGAAGAAAGTGCGTTAGAGAACGTCTTTAAGCGTTATTATACACATCCTTGTGATGCCGTTATATTAGATGATGGAACCACGCAGACTAAATTAACCGTCAAAGATATACATGAACAAAAACACACACCATATAAACTAACATTCGTAAACAAGTTTGGTGCATTACAGGACTTATGGTTCTTTAAGAGGTCTAGATTGAGTATTTCAACACAGAAGAAAACCTATAAGTCCAATATATTAAGTATAGGCACTTATGACACAACACACCACCAAGAGAAGATATTAGATAAGAACGGTAGGGAAACATTGCAAATGAACTCAGGTTGGTATCCAGAAGATTATAATGAAGTGTTTAAACAGCTATACCTAAGTGAAGTTGTATGGATAGATTATGATGGTAGTATATTACCCGTTAATGTTAGTGATAATGGCATGGAATTTAAGACCAGTGTAGGAGACAAGTTAATAAACAATTCTATTTCAATTGATTTTGCGTTCAATAAGTTAAATAACATAAGATAGATGTTAGACGTAAGTTTATACATACAAGGAAGTAAAACTGACATGTTTCAGGATGAGAACATAAATATAACTGATACCATACAGAATATAAGGGACATATCCTCTCTATTTACCTCATTCACACAGGATTTCAGTTTACCAGCATCCAAAAACAACAATAAGATATTTGGACACTGGTACAATAAGGATATTGACGGTGCTTTTGATGCTAGATTTTCATTGCCAGCTGAAATAAAGATAAGTGGTGCTAATTACAAAACAGGTAGTATAAAACTGACTAATGTAAAGTTAGAGAATAATAAAGCTATATCTTATGCTATCAGGTTCTATGGTGATGGTATTGATTTAAGGGATGCTCTTTCGGATAAGACACTATCATTCCTTAACATGGAAGCCTATAACCATGCTTACACTGGTGCAATAGTAAGGGATGGATTAGAGCTTGGATTATCTGGTGGCGTTAGGCATGTTGATGCGGATATAATATATCCTCTTATAGCGCACACAAAGAGATATGTTTATGACTCTACCGCATCACCACAGTTCTATGATACAACAGATGGGAATAGATTGGAGTATAACCAATTAAAACCAGCTATAAGGCTTATACATATTATAGAAGCCATAGAGAATGATTTTAATTTAACATTTACCAGGGATTTCTTTAGTGAAGATGAGTTTAATGACCTTTATATGTGGCTCAACAGGGCAGAAGGAGTTATTAATGGTGAAGCTGACCAATGGAGTTTGATAGAGGCTGATGATTACACATACACAGCTGCGAATGTGGATAATGCATATTATAATGGCTCATTTGTTGGTTGGTTATCTTCCTATGGAAAGAATATGCCAACTTATCCAACAGGATACGCTACAGCATGGGATGTGACATTTGATGTGGTAACGGGTGGAAGTGGTAATTATGACATAACCATTCTTAATATAGCTAATCCATCTACTGATATATTGTATCAGGAGTTTGATATAGCGGCTGGAAGTAAGAGTATTGACCTTGAATATGGTTTTGGTACAGTAAATCCTATTGACTATAACTCTGAGAAGGCATATCAACCAAGGATATACATACAATCAGATAGCACTGTGACCACTGTTGATGTGGATATGACATTAGTTAAGACAACATATAATGTTGGTGCTGCTCCTACCGTTGATGCGGGTGGCATATATGATATTACACAGGTTACAGCCGTAACTGAGATTAATGTGAGTAATCAAATGCCTAATCAAAGGATAATGGACTTCCTTATGGGAATATTCAAGATGTTCAACCTTACAGCGTATAAGGATGATGATGGTGATATTTATGTGGATACCTTGGATAATTTTTATGGATTAGGTGTTGATAGGGATATAACGAAGTATGTTGACATAACTACCTCTGAAATCAAACCATCTATATTATATGATACGGTTGAGTTTAAATACGCTGATGTAGATACCAAACTGATACAGAAAAGAGAGGAAATTCTTGATGACAGGTTTGGTGATTTAAGTTACAATCTAGGTAATGTGTTCGGCAACTCAACATATACAGTTGATGTCCCGTTTTCACATTTGATGTTTGAACGATTAGAGGAACTTGGCACAAGTGGATATGCTAATATGCTGTTTGGTTGGTTTGTGGATGATGGTGATGAACCTATTGCACCCGATGAACCATTGATATTCTATAATAACGGAACACAGACATTAGCCGATATAGAGTGGGAATACGACTCTGGTGCTGTAAATACACAATCATACCAAAGGGCGGGTAACTCTAGGTCAACTGGTGGTGTACAGACAATAAACTTTAATGCAGAACTTGATGAGTGGGATAGAAATACATTCACTCAATCATTGTTCGCTAATTACTATGAGAACTATATTACTAGCGTATATGGTGCTGCAAATAGAATAAGAACCGTTGAAGCATATTTACCACCATCATTTATTCTTAATTATGGTATGAATGATAAGATTATAATACATGGACAAAGCCATAAAATAAACTCAATAAGTATAGACTTGATTGATGGAAAAAGTACATTGGAACTTATAACAGAATCTAAAGAGCTTGTGACAGAATGATAAAGAACATAATACAAATATTAGCTGCTAGTGATTGGTATATCGGTGATGAGGACATTGATATAGCAAAGGGGAAGTATGCAGCACCTAAAGGATTTAAGGGGCTAAAGAAAAAGATTAAGAGATGGCGATAAAAAAGACCACATATATCATAGAAGTCGATACCGCTAATGGCAAGGTAAAGATTGATGGCATTACAAAGGGATTTGTAAATGCTGAACTTGCCGCTAAGAAGTTAAACACAACTCTAGCCACTACCAGTAAGAAAATGGGTCAAACCGTAGATAAAACTGGATTAGCTGGTGCTGCTGTTGTGGAATTAGGTAGAACCATATCGGATTCCAACTTTGGTCTTACTGCAATGGCGAATAACATTTCTCAGTTATCAACCTTATTCGTTACTTTAATCGCTACAACAGGAAGTCTGAAAAAGGGTTTATTAGCTATGAAGGCTGCTTTCCTTGGCCCACTTGGTATAATTGTTATATTCCAAATAGTTATTGCCGTTATGGAACACTTTGCTATAGAGGCAAAGAAAACAGGTAAAGCCGTTAATGATGTTGCAAAGGCATATAGAAATGCTGGTACTGAGCTTGAATTAATGTTAGAACTTGACGAAAGCCTTACGGAGAGACAGCGAGAAAGCATAGAAGAAAGGATAAAACTACTTAAAGAGGAAGCTAAGGTTAGAGCGCAAATAGCACAGCTACAGAAGTTACAAGGTGACTTGATAGAGATAGAGATGAAGCAGCTTGGGGATTTTGTTCCTTGGTATCAGGCTTTGTGGGAAAGTGTTAAATCTGGTGATATATTGTCTGGTGGAGCTACTCGTTCACAGGATTTCATAACATCGGTTATGGGTCTTGGTGAGGAAAACAAAGCAAAGGCTAGGAAGGAAATAGAGGACAAGATAGCTGACCTTATAGCAAGTATAGATATTGATGCGGTAAATAGATTAACTAAAGATAAGATAGGTAAAAAAAGGGAAGAGCTAAAACATACTAAAGGGAAATCCTTTGGATTGGTATTTGACCATTTGTTTGATGCTGAATATAAAACCGATAGACAGAACTTAGCAGCAGAGGAATTACAAGCTGGTCAGGCGTTTTTAAATGCTGAGTTAAAGCTTTTAGGGGAATCTCAAAAGAGGAAAGATGCCTTAAGAGATGATGAAATAGCGGCAGACCAAATGGCTTTTGAACATAAAATGATGCTGTATGATGGAATAGGGCAAGGGTTAAATGCTCTTGGTGTTCTAATGGGTGAAGCTACACAAGAAGGCAAGGCAATAGCAGCAGCGGGAGCTTTGATAGATACTTATGCTGCAATAGCGGGTGTGCTTAAAGGGGCTGGTAAAGGCCCATTAGGAGGTGTTCCTGGATATGCAATAGCACAAGCTATAGGAGTTGGTTTGTTCGGCTTCGCACAGGTCAAGAAAATATACGATGTTAAAGTACCAGGAGGGAGAGGTGGTGTTAGCGGTGATACAGGAGATACTGGAACAACAGAAATTCAACCACCTAACTTCAACATAGTGGGAGGTTCTGGTATAAATCAGCTAAGGGATGTTATTATAGGTGAACTGAATAAACCTAATAAAGTCTTTATTACGGCTAAAGATGTACGGACAGCAGCTGAATTGGATAGGAATATAGTAGCGGGTGCTACAGTTGGTTAATTGATACAAAAGCCTACAAGTGGCGTTATATAAATATATAATACAATAGAAATGGATACAGTAGAATTACTTATAAACGAAGAGTTGGAATTGGATGGGGTATTTGCAATTAGCCTTGTAGAAGAACCAGCTATTGAATCTAACTTCGTTGCGCTTAATAAACACGAAGTTGCTTTAAAGGTGATCGATGAGGATAAGAGGATAGTTTTAGGCATTGCCCTAAAGCCAAATAAGAAGATACCTAGAAGGAAGGGTGATTATGTGTACAACGTGGAATTTTCCAATGAAACGGTTAGAAAAGCATCTGAACTATACCTAAGCAACCTACACAGTAATAATACTACGGTAGACCATAAAGACTTGGTTGAAAACGTATCATTGTCTGAAACATGGATAGTTGAAGATGTTAAAAAGGATAAAACAGCTTTATATGGAATAGATGCAGCTGTTGGAGATTGGGCTATTGCAATGAAGGTGAATAATGATGATGTTTGGGCAGATGTTAAGAAAGGAACTTATCTAGGCTTTAGTATAGAGGGAATGTTCGATGAAAGTATTGTAGATAAGAACGAACAAAAGTTTAACCAGATAAAAGAAATACTGAAAGATGTCTAGAGTAGGAACAGTGGACTTTACGGAACAGGTTGATGGTGATACCTTCTTAACAAAGGAGATAAATTTCTTTGCCTCTGATGGAACTACTCCATTAGATTTATCAGATGCCACCCCTAAAGTACAGATACGAAGAGGGAGTTATAATGGTAAGTTAATGAAAACAGCTGTTATTGGTGATGGGTTAACATGGGCAGACCAATCACAAGGAGAACTACAGTTCGGTAATTTAGCTACTGTAGGATGGGATGGTGCTGGTGATTATTACTATGACCTACAGCTGACCTATGCAACATCTGGTATCGTAAGAACTTATCTAAGGGGTAAGATAGTATTAATAGATGATTCAACAGCGGCATAATGGCAAATATTATAAACATAACAGTAGACGATACAACTGAAACCATAAATATAACAGTTAATGATGGAATAATAACAACCGCTGGAAGTTCTGCTACGTTCATTAATGATTTTTGGGTAATCAAAGGAGTCAGTAATGTTGCTGCGACAATAGAGGTTGATGATTATATTTCAGGATGGATTGGTGAAGTTTGGGTGAGTGGTAAGGTTTTGACCATTCCTGTAACGGATGTAAGTGATTTAAGTAATGCGGTACAAGGAGAAATAATTTAATTATGAAAAAGATATTATTATTTGCATTTGCCCTGTTTATCGGGGCTTTGTCATACGGGCAGAACATTTCGTTTAATGCTTCAACATATAAGGGTATGACAACTACTCAAAGGGATAACCTAAGCACTACAAGTGTTTATCCCGTACTGTATAATACCACTACTGGACAATACGAGAGGTGGAATGGCTCTGCTTATGAAGTATGGGATGCTACATTCAGTGAGCTGAATAATCTATCAACAGTTACGTGGGTGAATGTTCCTGATGCCAATATTACGGAATCAAGTGTTACCCAACATGAAGCAGCTTTAACTATTGTAAGTTCAAATATAACAGATGGGACTATAACAGCACTTGATATAGGTAATAATGCAGTAACAACAGGTGAGATATTAGATGATTCTGTCACCTTGACCAAAATGGCAACTGGTTCGGTTGCATCAGATGAAATATTAGATGGGGAGGTAGGTAATGCAGATTTAGCCGATAACGCTGTAAACTCGGCAAAAATAAACGATGGAACAGTTGGCACATTGGACTTAGCTAATAATTCCATATTAGAAGCAGACCTCAATGTGGATAGCGCACCCACAGATGGGTATGTTTTAACGTATGATAGTGTGGGTGCTAATTTTGATTGGTTAGACCCATCTTCATTAGGTGGTAGTGGCGATGATGTTTCCACTTTCTCTGAAAAGACAGGTGCTTTAGTCGGAACTGATAGACTTGTGGGATTAAGTACGGCAACTGATTTCAATGAAACCATAAGCGGTATTCCTTTATCTATTTTCAATGATGATTTAACACACACAACAGATACTAATCTAGATATAGACACAAGCGCAAAGCTAGCTGCAATAGTGGGTGATGAAACAGGTTCAGGTGCTTTGGTGTTCGGTACATCACCAACATTTGTAACACCAGTATTAGGCACTCCATCAAGCGGAGTTGGAACTAATCTAACAGCTTTAACAGCTGCTAATGTTGATATATCGGACATAGGCTCAATTATAACAGCCACAGATGTTGAAGGTGCTTTAGCAGAGAACAGAACACAAATAGATATAAACACAGCCACAGAGGGGTTTGAAATAAAATCAACAGCGGAAACAGGTGCTGTAAAATTCCTTCGTGAAGATGGGGATGATAGTTCGAGTTGGCAACTTATAACATCTGCAAGTATAACGGACGGGACTATTGTAAATGCCGATATAGCGAATGACACAATTGCAGAGAGTAAGTTGGAAATATTCAATGCTCCTATTGACGGCTACCACTTAGGATATGATTCTGTTAATGGTATGCAATGGGAGGTTGATGCAGGTGGTGGCGGTGATATTTACCTTCACCCTAATTCAGATGTTTCAATAGATTCCATTTATGTAGGTACAGCTGCACAGATAGCGGCAAGGCCATTGGGAACTGATGTATTGTCTTTTGCTACGGATGCCACAATACAACTAACGGATTTAACAGATGTGAACACCGCAACAGTGACTAATAAAAATGTATTGGTTGCTGATGGTGTTGATTTTGAAAGTAGGGCATTGACGGTAGCGGATATTACCTTTTCATCAGAAGTTGATTTAGGAGCAAATAGCATTGGTGCTACAGCACAATCGGCAACAGGGGATGGAACAACCACAATAACTTGGGCGAATGGTAATCTATTCAATTTCCAGTTTGGGGCTTTCAATGAAACATTCACTTTCACAGCACCGACCAATCCAGGAACATTCGTATTAAAGTTAGTCCAAGATAGCACAGGGAGTAGAACGGCCACATGGCCTGGAACAGTTGAATGGCCTGGAGGAACAGCACCAACCCTGACAACAACAGCAACAACGGGAACGGATATTATGACCTTTTATTATGATGGTACTGGTTGGTTCGGGGTATCATCTTTAGACTTCCAATAATATGAAGAAACTTATTTTTATATTGTTTTTATCACCTCTTTTATCAATGGGGCAAATGGTTCCTTTTGGGTTTATGGCTGACGTTATCGCTGCTGGATGTACAGCAGACCCAAATGAACAGGTGACGACAGGCAACGCATTCAGTGACCCTAATTGTAATGAAACTAACGGGGTTGCAGGGACGAATACCAATTTTGCAACCAGGACAAGTGATGCATCTGACCCCAATGTAGGGAGTTATGCCCTTGCTGTTGAATCACCAGACGGTGGTACTGGATTTGTTTACTACGGTATTAGCGTGACCAGTGGCGATGATTTTGATGTTTCCTATGATGCGAAAGAATCTGTCGGCAGTAATGCTAACTTCTTTATAGGAGGTCTTGCTATAAGTAATAACGGCTCACAGAACTTAACTACTTCTTGGGTCACGTATTCATTCTCGACAACCGCTAATGCAACAGGAACTATGCAGTTAAGATGGTATCCCGCAAGGAGTAATGGAGCAGGGAACACAGGGGATATTGTTCTGGTAGATAATGTAAGCGTTATAAAAACAAATTAATGAAAAACATACTTTACATATTGTTATTGTTCGGGTTTGTTGCAAATGCACAGGTGAATCTTTCGACGTATGGCGCAGTAGGTGACGGGGTGGCTGATGACAGGGCGGCAATCCAAAACGCACTTGACAACGAAACCAATCTTATTGCTGATGCAGGCAAGACATTTAGGGTAACGGGGCTTATCGCTATTGACCAAAACCAAATTAACACCATTGACTTCAATAATTCCGTTATAGAAAAGGACTTTACTACTGACTGGGTGCTATTCATAAACAAGCCGAACTATTCTAACTCTTTAACTACAATAAAGAACCTTGAAATAGATGGGAACTCCAAGTATGGGCAATTGCTGTTCACCAACTCAAGGACAAACTTAACCAATGTAGAAGTACACCACGCTGTTGAAAACGATAAGGACAGTGGACCTAGGGGAATAAGCATAACGGTAAGGGACAATATAGGTGTACGCGGTGAGTGGCTTTTTGATAATGTACACATACATGATATAAAGAATACTGATAGAACAGGAACCCCAAGGTCACAGCCTTATGGTGGGTGGGGTGCTGGGATGGAAATATTCTGGTTGGAGCAAGTTCTTGGTACAGGGATGCAATTTGTGATGATCAACAGTCAGATAAATGATGTTTACGGTGACGAGGCAAGCGGTTTAATGGTGAATAGTCAACTCATTGATATTTCAAATACCAACAATACATTGTGGTTCGAGAATGTAACCATAAAGGATTGCGAAAGAAGGGCAGCAAAAATGTACACGGGAAACCAAACATGGGTTAATTCCAATATTCATGCGGTTGACAGGACAAATCCAAATTTAGCACTAGATTCAGCACCCGCTGGGCTGTTCAATATAGGCAACAGAAGTGCCGCAGTTGGTTCAAACAATAATTTAATTTGTGGTACGACTTTTCATGCAGCACCTGGTACTTGGGGTTCGGGTGCTATGGATGCTTGGGAGGTGGATTTTTGGTTTGGTGGAGACCTTGCTAAAAATGGAACAGAAGTAGAAATCAGGAATTGCACTTTTCAATCAGGTGATGACCCAAATACATCTTGGGCAAATGCCGCTGCTCAAATACAGCTTTATGGTGAAATCAATAGTTTTAAGATATGTAATTCAAATATAGGGATTGCATCAACAGCCGCAAGGGGTATAAAACTTGATAAAGGGCCTAACTTCGCTTTGCAAGGTGGTGAAAAATTACAGATTGATTCAAACAATACCTATACTAATAGTGAAGCTAAATTTGTAGAGGACTTTACCGTAACAACAGAATATGTTATATCGGATTTAAGTGGGTCTTGTGCTGTATGCCCTACTTATGCTGGTTTACCAGGAGGCACCCCTGTTACTAGTGTAGAGGTGTTCCCTGTTTCAGATAAAATGTTGGTTAGTGGAACTAGACAGGCAACGGAAGTTATTTATCCAGAATTATCGGATGATAAAACAGGGGCATGGTCAACAAGCAATGGCGCAGTTGCGACTGTATCGGTAGGCGGTTTGATTACAGCAATAGGAACGGGAAGTTGTACAATAACCTTCACAACCACAGATGGTTCTTTTACAGACACCGTTGCGGTAACGGTTGAAAGTTCCACAACAGAGGATTCGATAATGATACTTAAACCACAGGGGTATTATACACCTACAAGTGGGGATGCTGATAGTTGGGACGATACAAGCGGATTTGAACTGCATGGAACAGAGGTTGGGACTATAACATTTACGGACGAAGCTAGTTTTGATGGTAGTTCCTATTATGATATAGATGACCCTACTGATTTTAATAATTACATTCCGCAGACAGATGAATTTACATTGGTTTGGCGAGAGGGTGATTCAGCACCAACAACAGGGTATTCGTGGTCATTGGCGCAGCCAGGAGCATTTCAGATTGGCCCTGCGTATAATTCAACCCCTGCTGATTTTCAAGGGGTTTGGTTGGGCGGCCTGTTGGAAGACGCACTTACGATTGACCCGAACAACAATAGATTGTTTGTTTTAATAGTGGAAACAAACCAATTCAATTTATGGGCTGATGGTGTTCAGATTATAACCAACAGCACAAATATAGGCACAGCAACGGTCACAACGGCTAGTCCGAATATAGGAGGAAGGACTGATGGGTCTTATTTAATGAATAGTGGAGGGACATTAGATATAGTGGCAACCATCCCTAAAGCGATAAGCGTAGCGGAAAGAGAAGCAATAGAAACGGAATTTATAGTAAATACACCACCATCAAGCGACAACTCAACCAAACCAGCAAGTGCAAATGGTGAACCAGTTTATTTCCATGGAACAACTAAGAAATTATTAAACCCAAATTAAAATAAAGAGTATGAGCATATTTAAAGATGATTTAGGAAATTGGAGCAGCAAGAGAACCGTTGGTTTGTCTTACGCTGCGCTAGGTATTTTAATGGTTGTAGGTGGTATTTTTATGCCTAGCTACGATACGGATATAGACATTCTTATAGTAGTTATTGGTACGGCTTTAACTGCATTAGGAATAGCATCGTTACCAAAGAAACCAGACATTCAATCAATAACGCCTCCACCAGGAAAACCACCAGGAGATGAGCCTGACAACTAACACTTGTAAGAGGTTAAAAGCACTTTGTTTATACGGGTCTATTGTAACTATATTCGTATCAAACCTAATTAACTATTTCTATAGTTATAAATACTTAAACGACTCTGTTCTGCAATGGAGGTTTGCGATGGTATCAATCGCAATAGTGATGTTTCTGATGTCTTTTTATATGTGGCTTACAGAAACGATGAAAAAGAATAGAATAAAAATATTAATAACAGGATGGTCTGCCTTATACCTCCTATTTAACCTAATTGGGGTTGCTCTTGGATATACCTTACATACCAAAGGATTCATGGCAATACTATTTATAATAACCTTTGCGGGTGTAGGACATATATGTATCAGATTATGGCAGAAATACTTATAATGAAAAGTATTAAGTTACTTATTGGCTGGTTTTGTTATATAGGAACAGGGTTTGTTGCTGTAGACCAATTGCCAGGGGTGGATGTTGTTAAAGGGCTTAATGTATCGCCTCCTATGCAACATATTATAATATATCTTTTGATATTATTTTGGGTAATTAAAATAGCGTGGTTCGTTTACGATAAGTTCTTTCTTGAAAGGAAGGAACGAAACCTTAATATGGATAAAACCAAAGAAGAGATAACGGATTTAAAAGATAATCATATAAAGTGAAAAAGGAGGACTGTAACATCCTCCCCTCTCGGTAATCGCCTTATCCCACAAAGATAAGGCATTCACAGGGAATCACAACATAGGAAAACCTTATAAATTAAGAGGTTCATCTTGTATCATAAAATATAAACAAATGAAACTAAAGGACTATTATCACGAATTACCAGAAGGATTTAAAATATTGATTTGGTTTGTGCTCGGTGCATTGAGTCACGCTATCTTCTGGTGAATATTACTGGTTATTAAAATATACATTCTATTACCATGAGTATAGAGGAATTTAAACATAAGATGCCATTGACTATAGGTGCTATAGTTTGGATAGCTGCTATCAGCTTTTCTATGGGTATGCTCTATAGTGATAATATGAATATGGCAAAGAAGATAATCACTGATAAGAAGGATGCAAGGGATTACACAGAACAGGAAGTCGGTGGATTAAGAAGTGATTGGGAACGGCACAATGAGATATTGAAGGAGAGTGAGGAACAGGTGCTGAAAAGAATAGATGAATTGGAGAAATATCATAAAAAATAGTTATGGATTTTGGAGAAAGAGATTAATATTTAAATAAAAAAACAATGGCATTAGTAAACAACGGAACAAAAATTTCAATACCACTAGCATTAATACCCACAGGATACACAGAACCAGGGGTAACAGAATTTACAGACCAAGAGAGTACTAGGGACTTGACACTTAGTGTCTTAAAGGCTACTGTGGATGAGTCTAGTAAGGCTGCTACATTGTTGGCTATATCAGAGAACGCCACAATAGGTATTGCCAAACAGGTTGACGATATTATGGCTGCTGATTATATTTCATCGAATACGGTAACATATTATACCGATTGGTTGACTCTAAGTAGCAATATTAGATTAGGAACAGACACTGACTTCTTGAATAATACAGCGGTAAGTTATGTAGTAACGGTAAAGGTTTATATAAAAACAGCTTAATATGACTTATTCTATAACTGAACTTAATAGCTACGACATTGCTGGAAAAGGTTTACCAGACAAGGTTGAAACAAAGGTGCTAGTGTGTCATATAAGACCTCTAACGGCACTTCAAGATATTTTGGGGTTCGACCTTCATGTTTCAATTAAAAGCTCTTACAGGTCAAAAGAATGGGAAAAGAGTCATGGAAGAAGTGGTTACTCACAGCACACCTATGAATATTTAGGTGCTGTTGATTTAACCTTTGATGACTTTAATAATAAGAAAGATGAAGTTATAGAAGCTTTATCGTTAAACACAGAATATACTAGAGTTGCAATATACAATTCATTCTTACATATTGATTATAAGAACAGTCAGTCAGAAAGATGGTTGTATGATTCTAGTTGGAAACGCATTAGAAGATTATGAGCAGATATAAGAAAATAAGGATGCCGAAAGGCTATAAGAAAGGTGTAATAACCAGAAAGACCAAAAACTATTCAGCTAACACTGATTATGATGAATATGATTATTGGGTACAAGGTGTAGGCAGTACTGAGGCATAAGATTACAATTTACAACGGAACACAGTTAAATCGTTATATTAATATAAGTAAAAAGGCAAAATGGCAGAAAGAACAAGAGTATGGGTAAGTAATCCTGTAGAGAGGGCTAGAGTTAATTATCAGTCTCTATCAGCGGATACAACATTAACAGCAGCAGATAGCGGTAAAACGTTTCTATTGGATGCTGTAGGAGAAGACATAACGCTTCCAGCAGTAGCGACATCGAATGGAGTAAAATATAGATTCCTATGTGATACTACCACAGCTACAACTGATTGGACAATCACAGCCGCAACAGCGGTTATCCAAGGAAGCGCACAGGTAGCTGGTGCAATCATAGCTGCATCAAATGAATCTTTAATAACTTTAGTAGTAGCTAAGTTCCTTCCTGGGGATTGGGTAACACTAGAGTCTGATGGAACTAATTGGTATGCAGAAGGTTCTGTAGTTACTACAATAGGATTAACATTCACTGCACCTTAATTAAATAACAATAAGATGATAGATTACAAAAAGAAACTGGAAGATATTGCTAAAGTTGTAGGCATTGATTTGAATCTAAAGAAGGATGAGGATTTGAATGTTGAATTAGCTGTTGAAAAGGAAGAAGTGAAAGAAGAGGAAGCTCCTGTTGAGACTGCCCCTCAATTTGTTACCGCTACAGAGTTTCAAGCATTTAAGGATGAGAACGAGAAGTTTAAATCTGACTTGATGGAGACATTTGAGAAGATGATTGAAATGGTGGGACAGAACGAAAAGAACAATGTTCCTAAAGAACTAGCTAAAGAAGGTTCTGATGAGCTAACTAAGGAAGTAGAAAAAGAGGTTGTTGAAATGGCAGCTGAGCAAGAAGTGGTAGTCCACTCTCCTGATTCAGTTGAAAAGGAAATCACCAAAATGACCTATGGAAAACAAGGTGATTCAGTACAAAGTAGAATATGGGATGTAATTTCTCAAAATTAATAACAATATATAATGGCAACAACTGAAACAATTACCACAACCTATGCTGGCGAATCAGCTGGGAAATACATATCAGCAGCTTTACTACAAGGTGACTCCATTAGAAATGGCGCAGTAAGCGTTATCCCTAATGTCAAGTACAAGCAAGTAGTGAACACTATGGCTCTTTCGGGAATCCAAGCTGATGCAACTTGTGACTTTACCGATGTAGGTACTGTTACCGTTGCGGAAAGAATTATCACACCTAAATCCTTACAGGTCAACCTTAAACTCTGTAAGCAAAACTATCGTGATACATGGGAAGCTATCCAAATGGGATACTCTGCACATGATAACCTTCCACCTAAATTCTCTGATTATCTATTAGGCTTGGCAGCTGCTCAGGTAGCAAGCGAAGTAGAAACTAATATTTGGAGTGGTGTTGAAGCTACGGATGGTGAATTTGGTGGACTTGAAGTTGCATTGGCAACTAACGCAGCACAACCAACAGGATTTGAAGTAGCTGGAACAACTCTATCAGCAGCTAATATCATAGCTGAACTAGGTAAGGTAGTTACTCCAACAAGTGCAGCCTTGTACAAAAAACCAGGTTTTGCAATTAGGATTCCAGTAAGTGCTGAGAAATTCTACATTGCCGCACAAGCCGCTTTGGGATACTTAGACAGATTCCATGTTGATAAAACAGCATTGAACTTCCAAGGAGTTCCATTAATCGTTTGTCCGGGAATGTCTGATGATGTAATGATAGCCACTTATGATGATAACCTATGGTTCGGTACAGGTATCCTATCTGACCAAAACTTAGTTAAGGTCATTGATACTGCTGAAACTCTTGGTGACGAGAATGTAAGGATTATAATGAGATATACCGCTGGTGTACAATTTGGAAACGGTGCGGACATCGTAACATACGGTATCACTAACGGAGCTAACTAGAAATTAGTCTAACTAACAACCATAAAGAGGGGTGGCTTGGATTATTCCACCATCCCTTTTTTAGGTAAAAACAATAATAAAAATGGCATGTGATTTAACATTAGGGAGACTAGAACCTTGCAAGGATTCGGTAGGAGGGCTTAAAGCCATCTACTTCGTGAATCATGGAGATATAACAGCATATACACAGGCGGCTACAGATGAGATTTCTGCTGTAACAGGCACACCTTCCGCATATCAATATGATATAAAGAGTGCATCTTCATTTACGCAGAACATACAGTCCGATAGAGCTACAGGGACAACCTCCTTTGAGCAAGTATTGGAATTGACATTGAAGAAATTAACTGTGGCAGACCATAAGGAATTAAAACTACTTACATATGGTAGACCGCATGTATTGGTAGAAGATTACAATGATAATATCTTTATCGCTGGTTTGGAACATGGAATGGAAGTAACAGGGGGAACTATAGTCTCTGGTGCAGCAATGAATGAATTATCAGGATATACATTGACGTTAACTGGGATGGAAAGATTACCAGCTAACTTCTTCGATGATACTCTTGCAACTATTGGATTTACAGTAGTAGCTGGAACTTAAAATCTTGTTTGTTTTCATGGTTTGGATTGCCTCTCTATTAAACGTAGAGGGGCTTTCTTTTTAACACCATAAACTTAACCATTCTGGTTTTTGCGAATCCGTATCAAAATACACTGTTTCCCATCCTAAAGCTATCCTTCTAACACCTAACTTAATTAATCTAGACACTAGCTTCATCCTCTTTTTAGGATTCAATACACGTATCCTAATAGCCTTACCAATCCTATGGCTATCATGTGTAGTCAATCCCATCATCTTAGCTTTAGTTGGAGAAACATAACCCAATTCAACATCTAATATCATCTTTGATTGGTGCACTATCTTATCAAGTATAAGCACAGGTTCGTGTTCCATGTACTTTTTACCGCTTCCAGGTTGGTCAGGACTATCAAACATATCCCATCTAAGATATAATAATCCTTCGCACTGTTGTCTGTCGTATTCCGATAACTCACTCATGATATTTCTTTTAACTTATCGTTTATCTTCAATCAAAGAACTTATTAGCTGTATTTGCAGCAATGTATCTAACAACGAATATAACACTAACAAACCGAACCACCAAACGTTTTAACATAATATTATAATGTTTTAGAACAAAAACCATCATTCTCCGTTATATTAGTATGATTACTCTATTACCAACAACTAGCGAACAAGAGTTCAATATTATACCAAGGGACTTTACTAGGTTCAAGAATATAGATATAACGATTACCGAGGATGGTTCAGGTGCTACGGAAACATTTACCGATGCAACTGTATTCGAGAATGGTGACTATATCTGTGTTGCACAAGCCTTTACAATACTCAGGGAAAACTATATGTATTACATAGAGATTACCAATGAGAGTGAGAATTGGTGGAGAGGTAAGGCTAGATGCACCAGTCAAACAGATACAAAACAAAAACATACTTTACGAGATGGAACTGATGAAGGGTTTGTTATACAGACTAAAACAGAGGATTTTCCAGTAATAAACAGTTAAGATGAAAAACAATAAATTAAAGATTGTTAATGCCAAACCTAAGCCTAAAGGCAATGCAAGAGGTGTTATAAAGTTCTCTAAGAATGAGGTTAATGAAACCCCTGTTGTAAAGGAAGAACGTAATGCTTTCGGCAAACAATTCATTAAGTATGGTGAGGATAACGATTTCTATAGTAAACTTATAGACCTATACTTATTAAGCCCTACCAACTCACGATGCATCAATGGCATCTGTGATATGATATATGGTAAAGGACTTAATGCAACTAACAGCGAAGAGAAGAAAAAGGAGTATGCTGAAATGAAATTGTTATTTAATCCTACTGATTTACGCAGGATGATTAATGATTTAAAGCATCTTGGAGAAGGTATGGTACAGGTGATGTACAATAATGATAAGTCCAGGATAATTCGTATCATACACACACCAAGGGAAACATGGAGAGCAGCTAAGGCCGTTAATGGTGTTGTAAGAAAGTACTATTACCATCCAAATTGGGTTGACTATAAAAGAAATGATAAACTAAAAGAATTACCTACATTCAAGAATGGTTCTAGTAAAGAATTAGTTGAGCTTTATATATGGAAGCCTTATAGAAGTGGATTCTATTACTATTCACCACCTGATTATCAAGGGTGTTTGCAGTACGCTGAGTTGGAGAAAGATGCATCCAATTATCATTTGAATAATATGAAGCATGGTTTCTCCCCATCCATTTTGGTCAACTTTAATAATGGTGTTCCACCAGAAAAAACTCAACAGATTATAGCTGATAAGATACATGATAAATTAACAGGCTCTAGTGGAGATAGATTAGTTGTAGCATTTAATGATGACCCTGAGGATGCTGCTACGGTTGATGCAGTACACTTACCTGATGCACACGCACAGTATCAATTCATTGCTGATGAGGCTAGGGAGAAGATAATGCTTGGTCATGGTATTGGTTCACCTATTCTATTAGGTATAAAGGATAATACAGGCTTTGGTAATAATGCAGAAGAGATTAGAACAGCATCTATCCTTATGGATAATAATGTTATAGTACCATTCCAAAGGATGATTATAGGTGGTTTGGATGAGTTATTGTTCTTCAATGGAATAGTACTTAATCTTTACTTTGAAACATTACAACCTATTGAATTTACAGAGGTTGATAATATCAAAACAAAGATACGAAGGGAAGAGGAAACTGGTGAAAAGTTATCAGCTATGGATGACCTACATGTAGAGGACTTTGATGATGAAGATGGTGATGATATTATAAGCCAATTAGAGGGGCTAGGAGAGACTATCTCTGATGAATGGGAACTCGTACATAAAGAAATTGTAAAAGACTCGGAAACACCCTTTAAAATGCCTGAGACGATGTCTGAGGCTAACCCCAACAAGCCCTCTTCACAAGATAGTGGTGTTTTCAAGGTAAGATATGCTTATTCACCTGTCAGAAATTCAGCTGATTCAAGGAAGTTCTGCAAGCACATGGAAGGGTTCACATCCAACAAAGTTGTGTTCAGAAAAGAGGACATAAATATGATGAGTTTCAGGGGTGTTAATAAGGAATTAGGACACAATAAAAGGAACTATTCCCTGTTCAAATTCAAAGGTGGTAAGAATTGCCATCACTATTGGGAATTAAGGGTATATAAAAAGAAGGTCAATGAATCCAATAGGGCATCAGAGGATAAGGTTTCAGTAAGTAATCCTGATGAAACACCAATCAGACCAATAGATATGCCTAATAAAGGAGCATATCCAGGAGCAAATTAATATATAATGGCAGATAAAGCATATTTCATATCAGTAGCAGAGTTAAAAAGGAAGTCCATTATTGATGGTAATGTAGATGGTGATAAACTTATGCAGTTCATAGAGGTTGCACAGGATATGCACCTACAGAACTATCTAGGAACTAATTTATATACACACTTACAGGGGCTTATTACAGGTGCAACAATAGATGATGGAGGTAATTCTGATTACAAGGATTTACTTATTGACTATATTAAGCCTATGTTGGTGTGGTATAGTCAGGTAGAATATCTACCATTCGCTATGTTCCAAATACAGAATGGTGGAGTATATAAACATTCTAGCGAGAAAGCTGAAACAGTTACATTGGATGAGATGAGGACAATGTTATCCAGTGCAAGGGACAAAGCAGAGTTTTATACTAGGCGGTTTGTTGACTACGCTTGTGATAATGAGGATTTATTCCCCGAATACAATACAACGAGTTCTGATTCAGACATGCACTCAGACGGTGACGTTAACTTTACAGGCTGGGTGATATGAGTATAAAGAAAATGTACAAGCCAAAGAAGGCAAACGTGGAAAAACTGGATAAGTATATTGAAAAACTCAGAAAGAATGGAGAGCTACATGATGATTGCACCGATAGGGAAAGAAATACCGATAGAGAATGAGGATAAACTCATACAATATTAGGAAAGTCCTTATTATTCCTTCTATTTAGTTGGTAAAGTCCCTGATATTGTGTATCTTGCGGACTAATTATACTGGTTTTTGAGTACTTATAGTACTCTTAGGTGTATAAATTCAAACCATGAAAGAAAAGCAAGAAAGCAGACCAAGATTAAGTGGTTCATTATTAGCGAACCATAGAATGTTCACAAAGGAAGAGGAAAGGGTGTTGGTTATAGGAGACAACCACCATCCTTTTTGTCTTGATGGATATTTGGAATTTTGTTATAAAACGTATATGGAGTATAACTGTAACAGGGTAGTCCATATAGGTGATGTAGTCGATAACCATTATTCAAGTTTCCATGAAACCGATGCAGATGGCTTTGGTGGCGGATATGAATTGGAAAAGGCTATAGAAGCATTGAAGCCTTGGAAAGAGGCTTTCCCTTATGCTGATGTTCTTCTCGGAAATCACGATTTGATAATAGCAAGGAAAGCTCAATCAGGTAGTGTACCTAAGAAATGGATTAAGTCTTATCAAGAGGTATTGGAGATACCTGACTGGACTTTCCAGGAAGAACTTATCATAGATGATGTGATGTACATTCATGGTATGGGTTCTAAGGCACATATAAAAGCTGTTAAGAATATGATGTCAACAGTACAAGGTCATCACCATACATCTTGTTATACGCAATGGCATGTGGGTAAAAGGGATAAGATATTCGGTATGCAAGTTGGTTGTGGTATAGACCAGAAAGCATATGCAATGGCATACGGCAGATGGTTTCCTAAGTCAGCAATAGCTTGTGGAGTAGTATTAGGTGGTCATACACCGATTAACGTAATGATGGATTTATAATGGAATTTAAAGCTAAGTGTACAGAGGTAGAGAATAGACCTGATTACTATGATTTGGTGTTGTCAACATACAAAGAGAAGGTAGAAGGAAGGTTTGAGCGTTCAGAGATAAGACACTTGATAGAGATATTGGATAACTCAATAAACGTAGGGGGATGAAAAACTATAAACTAATATTATTCTACGCTTTTATCCTGTTCGCAATGGGTTGTGGAACAGTAAAAAAAAACTTACATACCGTTACAACGAGTGTAAGCGATACCTTGGTAGTAAAGACAGAGGTAATAAAAGCACCGTCATTAAATTCTACACTTATAATAAAGGAATTATGCGACAGTATTACGTCAGAGCCAAAGCCTTTCAGTCAAAGTTTTACGGTAGGTAAAGATACAGTGTTCCTAGAAATTGTTGACAATGAACTACTATTAAACATAGAAGTACTTGAAAAAGAGTTACTTAGACGTGATAGTGTGGAAAGAACTTCAAGTAAGACAGTGGTAGATGTTTCAAAAAAAGTTATACATAAGATACCATTTAAGTTTTGGATATACCTGGTCATCTCCATTGCTGCTAACATATTACTTGGATACCTTATAATCAAGAAGTATAATCCATTCGGCTTATTAAAATAAGGCATACATCAAAAACACAACTGACCACCCACATACGAAACTAGAAAGCATAGCAGATTTATATGATTCATCTTTGTATGCGTCTACTGCGTAGATTCCATTGGCAAATACCATACATGTCCAAAAAAATATAATCATAATATTGTTATTTAATATCTAAACCTTCAATAAACTTAATAACCACCCTTCTCTGTGTAGATGTAAGGTTACTCTTCTTTTCAAGTATAAGAGGATACTCTTTTATAGCGTCCTCTTCACTTATCTTCCACTTATTATTTATACTGCCTATTTTCATATCGAATAGAACTCTTCCTCTAAGCTTCTTATTTTAGCAATAGTGTTGTCAAGTTCGACTTGCACAAATATAGATATTCTTTTAGTATTAATCATACATTCTCTACTATCTATTCTTAATCGCACCCTATCGCCAACATAAGACCCTAGCTCTAATTCTTTCAACACCTTGACCATATCATCTTTAGCTACACTAAGCTCATTTATTCTATGGTTAATATCATTGCCATTCCTTAATTCTTCTTTTGTCATCATTTTTCTATTAATTGTTTATAATCATTCCAACTCATTATAACTAAATCATCATATTCATCCCTCTTATTACCTTTGCCAACATCTTTTCTATGAATCACTATACTTGGATACTCAAATTCCTTAGAATCCATTGTAAAGAGTTCTAAGAGCCTTTCTCTGATATTTGATAGTACACTACTGTAATTTATTCCCCTCTGCTTACCCGCCTTTATTTGCACGTTAACGGGCACGTTGAGTAAATCAATACCACAGTCATCATGAACTCTGCTACCATAACGAGAAGTTATACACTTATCATACCCCAATGATTTGAACTCATTTGCATACAACCTCTCTGCTCGATGACCTTTATTCCTATTGGTATTGGGCATACATTCTATTTTTATAAGTTTCAGAAGCATCTCTTTCGTTATCAAAGAAACCTAAATGTTCTTTTTTGCCATTAATAACTATCTGTGCTTTCCATTTTTTACTTTTCTTATCCCACGAAACACCAGTATATTTTGAGGTTGATTTCCCCTTGTGTCTTATGCTTTTAGATGTGTTATATCTAACTGTAACCAACATTAGGTTGCTAAGGTAATTGTTTCTTGGATTCTCATCTACATGGTCTATAATAAACCCAGATTCTTTTGGGTTATGTCCTAAGAAAGCTATAGCTACAAGTTGATGAACATAATATTGTTTTGAATATCCATGCTTTTTAAGTCTAAGTCCTAAATGATTTGTTTTACCCCACTGAACTAAAGACATTAGTCTATATGGCACAAGTCTATCTCCCCATTTTGTTTTACATCTTCGTGTACAAGACCTCACTCTACCCCTGTCTGAAACCTGATAATAACTTTCCCAATCAGGAATGTCAACCCATTTTTCCTTTGTTCTGTTAGTGTTCGGCATCTATTAAATGGTTTTCTGTTTTAATCATTACATCAACTAAGATGTCATTAACCACTTCATTACTGTTCTCTACTCTGGCTTGCGCTAATCTTTTTACTATCTCTTCTTTCATGTGTTCAATTGTTTTCTTTCTAGTGATTTATATTGCTTCTTTTTATTCTCCATCATTATCATGGCTTCTATCCTATCAGAAATATTCCTTTTATCAATCTCATCCATTCCAACCAGGAGTCCAGCCAACCTTCCCACAACACCTTCATTCAACATAGTGGATAGCTTCCTTCTTAATCTACTATTCCTTTTCTCCAAGTCCCTATTATTAAGCACAAGGGATTCATTATCCCTTATAACAGAATAACCAACCTCTTCTGTCAGTAATGAGTTCTTATTGAAATCCCTTATAGCTTCATTGTACTTCTCAGGAACGTCTTTAAGTGTCTTTTTTAAAGCATGTATAACACATGCATGGTCTCTGCCAACATACTCACCTATAGATTCCATACTATATCCTGTATATTCCCTACAAAGATAATAGAAAGTAGCTCTACTGAACACATAAGGATTTGTTTTGGTTGGTAATGAAATATCATTTATCCCTATCTTATATTCAACATAGTTCTTTATGACTTCCAACCTATAATCATCTTTATCAATCCTCATATTAGAACATCTTTAATTGTCTTTCATCCAATCCCTCCCAAAACTCAATATCTTTTCTTACCTTATTTATATCCTTGGTTACCTGACTTTTTTGTTCGAGCAATAAACTCAGTTGGTCATTGAGGTGTTTAAGTGATTTATTCACCTCATCTTGGGAATAACTCTTTGCTCTATATATTTTCATAGTGCTTTTTCTATTGCTTTTTCCATATTCACCATCCTTATTTCATCCCTATTGATAACGCAATCAGGATTATGCTTTTGAATGGCCTTCATACTTTCCATTAACCATTGCGCATGTTTTAAAAGTTCTGGTGCTGCTGCTATTAGTTTGGCGTTGGCTTCATTTTCTTTATCTGAAGTGGTTGAAGATATGGATAAATGACCTTGATTAAATCCATTACAGACAACCTTAGGGTATATCCCTTTCATATTTCGTACCTCCCACTCCCCACTTGTTCCTTTAAATTCTTTCATGGTTCTTATTATAAATCTCTTTATACATTCTAGTTATCTCATCGTATAACTTTGCGTTCTGAGTATAAATATAGTCTATTTTATGTTCTTTACCTTGGTTGTTAACATAAATATAACATCTTGGTCTCCTTACACCTTTGGAATTGTCCACAGGAACAGGATAGATATAGATTCCATTAAGCCAACACCACTTCATTTGTTTCATGGGCTTTGACTAATATTATTACTCCACATTAATATAAATAAAACAAGAACCAGCTTCCATCCAAACCAAATAACACAAAGCGTGATGCCGATAGCCCCTAAAATCAATCCAAATATATCACCTAAATCAAACCTCATCCTTTCTTATTCCTTTTATATGCCAGATATTCATCTTCAAATTCCTCCTTAATGTACGCCTTATACTGTTTAAGGCTGTTATGTATACTCGTAAGGCTTATACCACTCTCTGTAGCCAACTGCCTTAATGATAAAGAGGTTGGTAAGTATAGCTTACATAGTTTACTTCCATACGCTCCAAATACATTCACTTCACTCATTATACCTTCATAAAGATTATTCAATAGTATCTCATTGTCTATATCGAAGTCATCTGTATCGGTAGTATCTATAAAGTCAGCTACATAAACAAGTTTGTTCTGCCTGTGATAGTCCACTACACGACTTCTAAGAGTGAAATAAACATAATACATGTTAACGTCTCCATCTTCCCTTATAATCCTATTAGGATTGTCCAGGTTGCTTAATTTGATATAGGTATCATGGATGAAGTCATCTATTAAATGTATTGGGCAGCCTTGATTAGTCAACATCTTACTCCAATCATCCCTCCTAGTGTCTAGTACTTCTATTATATCCTTACTCATTTATATGTTTGTAATTCCTTAATTACTTCATTAAAGAAATCTATCTGTTTGTTGCACCAATCTGGACTAAGGTATACTGATATGTACTCATACTGATAAAGTATTCTCCTAACACATATTATAGCATACTCAGCTGCTGGTATGGTACATGTATCTCCTAATCCAGCTCCATAAACGTCAACATCAAAAAACTCATTATATAATTCTTCTGCTAATTCCTTTGGTGTCATATTAAAACTCTATATCTATTTTCTTCTGTATTCTTGGCAATCCTTTCTCTATTATAAAAGAAATAGGGTCAAATGCTCTGTTCCTACTCCTTCTACATTTAGCCAACATGCCACCAGACTGAGAGTTTTTCTCTATGATTATCTGTGTCTCAGCTTTCTTTTCAAGTGCTGAACCTAGATGGCCTGTAGGTTTCTCACTTCCATAGTTTGAATGTATCACGGTTATAATGGCACAATTATATTTAGAACTTATTGTCATTATACGCTGTGTAACCTCATTACACTCTTCTATATTGTTTACGTCACTGACCAGGTCAGCTGCACCATCTATGATAATCACTCCTGTCTTTTGGTTATGTGATAGATACGTCTCAATGAAATTCATTCTATCAACATGTACGTATTCCCTTAAAGCAAATACATTGAGCTTATCAACCATTTTCTTATCAGGAATCATTCTTGCTATCCTCTTGGACACTGATTGGGTATGCCATTTACTTTGTTCTGTATCTATGTATAACACTTCCCTATCACCTCTATGTCCTTTGATATAACTTACGAAGCTCTTGTCTCCATCTAAATAAGCTGCTGTGAGTAAGCTGACAAAATAAGTCTTATAACTCTTAGGAGGTGCTTGTATGAAAACAAAGTTACCATAGGTCGCTAAAGGCAAGGCATGTACGTTACCCTCAAAATCATTGTACATGCCAAGTGAAATAGCTACTGGTGGACTGTTTATCTTCTCATCTGGATTGACCTCACAATCCTCCAACATGAACTGAAACTCAGTGTATTCCATATACTACCAGTCATCATCAGTATTGGTGCTAACTACAACTTCTTTGTTAGATGCTTTATCGGGGTCAAAAGCACTATCTCTTTTTGCGTGAAAGACAACCGACATGTTGCCAATAAATTCTTTGTCAACCTTAGCCTCCCTATCTTCTTTTGTTTGGTTCACATAAATACCTCCATTATCACCTAGCTTTATGCTACCGTCCTCCTGAGTCCATTCTTTTTTCTTGTCATCACACCATGAAGCGAAGTAAAGCCACACCTCTTCCTCCTTGTCTTTATTCGTTTTTTTCACTAACTTACCTGTCTTTTTTGCTTCGGTAAGATTTATACTACCGCTTAAAATAATTGCTCCCATAATTAAAAATGTTTATTTATTAAATTAATACCTGTTAGTCATTTAGTCAATGCCTTTCTTACTTCTGGTGTAAGACTATACCTATCCTCTATATCTAGCATAGTAGCTCCTTCTGCAAGTTTCTTAACACACTTCCCAAAAGGAACAGTATTTACATGTAGTGTAGGTTTATTTGACGTTACCCTCCTAGGTGTTTCCACTAAATCCTTACCATGTGAATTGGTTGCATCAGCATCAGCGGTATCATCAATAAGGAATAACCCATTGAGTGCATATTTCCTAGCATATGAACTAGAAGCACCAAATGATTGTGCTATATCCATACCCTTCTTATTAATATCAACACCAGCCGATGCCTTTGAAACAACCTCTTGTTCCCCATCTGTTATTGTAGCTGTTACATCTATAACAGGAATACCAGATAATTCTTTTGTCTCTTCCTTTATAGTAAGTAGGAATCCTTCTCTTAAACACAGTGGTTTGACTGCATCCAGTATGTCTTCTAATGAACGGTAATGGTATTTACCAAAGTTGTTGAACCTGGTCTTACCAACCTTTAATTCATTCTGTATTTTAACTAACTTTTCAAGCATTGTTTTAATAGTTTTATTATTTGATTATAAACCTTGGACTTCTTAAAGCCCATTTCCATCTTCATAGCCATGTTCTCAACCTCTAGGTTATTAACGTATAGGGCTATCTCAGTAAGTTCTTTGACTGCTTTGGATGACCTTTCTATGTTATCCTTCTTCTTTGCTTTAGACTTCAACTCAATAAGGAAGTTCCCTAAAGACATCATCTTATCCTGATATGTTATTTCAGCTTCCAAATCCTGGTTATCATCTATTCCTTTCATTCCCCTCCAAATACCTGTCCTTTAACCACAAGTTTGTAGTCGAATGGACAATCTTTATCACAAAGCTCGAAGATATAAGTCTCCAATTCTGATATTCTTTTATCCTTCTCTGACATAGCATCAGCCATAGCCTCTATTCTCATGTCTTTAAATGTGAGTAAATCGTACATAGTTTATTTATTTATTAGTCTTAATACGTCTTTGGTTAATATCTTTCTACATATATTAGCGGTTTCTAATTGGTTTTTTAATTTAGCAGCGTCAGCAGCAGCATCATAAGCAGCAGTATCAGCAGCATAAGAAGCGGCAGCATCATAAGCAGCAGCATAAGAAGCAGCAGCATAAGCAGCAT